TGGTGGATATGGTCTTCGGAGGCTCCATTTCGCGACCTTCAGTACCAGGGTATTCAACAAAAGCCCAAACCGTTGCAAGGGCTGTATAAATCTCTACCCGTTCGCCGTATGTGTTTGTCGTTTCGGTATAGTTCTGAAGTTGGATGCGTCTATCCATCTTCCCTATCTCTTCATTTTTGTTTTGTCGCCTCATCTGAAGAAACTTACCCGATATGCGTTATAAAGGTGCATTGCGGCAGTTGGTAGGGTCATTATTGCGTCCTGCCTGTCTTGGTACGCCGCTGCAATTGTTTTGAGCATTCCTATCTTTATAGGTGCCGGTACGTTTGCCGCATTTGCAAAGCCTGCCTGATACGTTACTTTCACCTTTGCACCTTGTAACGAAACTTCAGGAAACGTAATGTTTTCTTTGCGGATAATTAGCGGTGGTTGCGCTGTCGGGTGCGTTTCGTATAGATCGGTGTTGAGCGTTTGTTCAGTCCCTCCCGTTGGAGTGTATTTGACGTGCGTTACCGAAATTAGCGGGCTGATTGTCAAACGTAACCCGTAATGGTAAAAGTTATCAAAGTACTCTTCAATGGTTTGCGGCAAAAGTGCCATTTGCAAGTACTTTTCCGCGCTTTCCCTGGCAGCACTGATAAGCAAGGTAATAAGAGTATCGTCGGTTGAATCGTCAACTTTTAGCCAGGCTTTTACATCCGAAAGCGTTAGCGGTTCGGATGCGGGTCCCGTGATTACCTTATATGTGCCAGATTCGTACATGCTAAAAGCTTTGGGAGGAGCCTAAGCCCCTCCCTATATGCAAAAGGTGAAGATGATTACGATTTTGCGACCATCAGTTTGATGGCAGCACTTTGGATTAACTGTCCGTCGACACGCAGCCAGCCCAGGAAGCCATCTTCCAGGTAGTCGGCATAGCGCTCCTGCAAGCGGATAAGTTCGAAGTCTTTCACGTAACGGATCACGTATTTGGACCAGTCACCGAATGCGGCAATCTTTTTGGATGCACCGAGCGACGGGAATGCTTGGTTAATCACATACGGATAGCCAAGAATCCGGTCAGGCTGTCCAGGCGCAAAGGAAGGCTGCCAGATTGGTTCGTCGTCGGTTGTGCCAAAGTCGAGTTTTCGGATAAGTGCCAACGTGTTGTCATTGAACATGAAAGCGACGTTCGGGCCATTGCGATAAGCAGGGTCAACGGAATGCACCAGGTCAATGAATTCTTTTTTATCCAGTGCCGTATTGGATGCGGTCGTTTTGCCAGTGCCAGCACCGTAGGTTGCATCCAAAATGCCTTTTGGTTTGCCCGATCCGTTGCCATCGGTGAAAGCGTTGTTTAGCGCACGACCGGAGCTTTCACCAAAGAAGTTTGCAAGGTACTCAGCGACAAAATTCACATCCTCGTCCTGGATAAATTCCCAGGTAAGGTTTGCAATGTCGCTCCAAAGGTGAGCGGAAAACTGCTTCCGGGTGAATGTAAATTTCCGGGAAGTCAAACCAGCTGCGCGGGGTTCTGCCTGCCAGTCTCCGGTTGCTTGTGTGTCATCAATGCCGGGCCAGTTCATTGTGCCCCCGCGAGGAGAACGGATAATGCGGCCTGCCTGGAGCATACCGCCAAAGGCTTTTTGGGTGACTTCGAGTTCCCGCATGAACTCTTCAGGGATAACGTAAGCACCATCAGATTGCGTAGAAGTAACAGCACGAGTAACATCGTCAACGGCAATACGCCGCTTCGCTTCGCCGTGTGTCATTGGCGCTTCCGTAATCAAGCGCGTAAAGAATGCACGGTAAGCATCTTTTGGGTCTTGTTGCCGCGAAGCATTTGGAAGAACTGGCGCAGGCGTTTCATCAACGCGGTTCATTTCCGCAGAACGGTCTGCCAGGATGCGGACGCGCTCGAGTTCAGCAGTGTACGCCTTAAAATCTTCGTCGGCTTTGTTCCACTGTGCATCCTCATCAGCGGTCATTGCCCGGCCTTCGTCTTTTGCGCGCTTTAACAGGTCCTGCATTTGGTAATGCACCCTGGCGCGCTGTTCGAGAATTTCTTTTTCTGTTCTCATTTCAAATTTGTTAAATAGGTTAAGCGGCGCAAATAATCCTCGCGCCAGGATTCTTCTATTTTTTGTCCGTCCGCCCTTTTGGGGTTTTCGGCATCTTTGGTTTTTTCGGCTTGTTGCCCATCGGTATAAAATTTAGTTGCCTGTTCCAATAGTTCCCGGTAGCTATATTTTTCCGGGTTTTGAACTGGCAGGGCTGTTTCGTAGTCCTCGATTTCGATAATTAGCCCCATTTCCAGGGCATCCTTTGCGGTCATCCAGTGATCGGCATAATCGTCGTAAAATTTGCTTCGGATTTCGTCTTCGCTCATTCCTGTTGCAGCGGCGAAGGTCGAAATTGCGCTTTGGTCGAATTTATCCAGCATATCAGCAGCAGCGCGCATATCCTTTGCGGTTCCAAAGGCAAGGCCTCCGGTGGCGTGGATCATCAGTTTGCTATTGATGCTTGCATGGCGATTTTTTGCAGCAGCCCAAATGTCGAAGGCCATTGAAGCGGCAATTCCATCCACGTAGGTATGTATTTCGGCTTTGCTGTTGCGGATAGCGGTGATTATCGGGTCTCCGTGCATCACCGAACCACCAGGGGAATTAATGCGGATATTGATACGTGCGGTTTGCTTTTCCAGTTCCCGAATTGCTTTTACCACGGCTTTATCCGTTATGTCTTCCTCAGGGTCTTCTCCATAAAATGGATCGGCCTTTTGACCTATATACCCATATAGGTAGAGTTCGCCCGTATTGCCTTCTTTGTCGTAGTAAGCCCGAAAGTATTTATCCTGGATTTGCATTGGTATCGGTTTGCGAGTTGCCAAATAAAGAAAGCTGATCGCCTGGATTTGCCGGGTTGACCATGTTTAGCGGAATATAGTAATCCTGCCCGGTTCCATCCGCTATCGGGTTCAGGCCTTCCTCCGCTCTTGCTTCGTCCCGGTTGATAATTCCCCATTTCATTAGTGCATCTATCCGCTTTGCCCTGGCTTCGCTGTCGGCACGTAGCAAGGATGCAAGGTCTATGCTGATTTCGTAATTGTCCTGCTCTGCGTTGCTCAACAGTTTGCGCGAAAATTCGGCCTGGATGTTTTGGCATAACGGGTAAAGGGTGTAAGTGCGAAAGGATATGCCGAGTTCTTCGATGTTGTTAAACGTTGCGCGTTCCAAATCTTCCAGCAGGTATTGCGGTACGCCCGTTATGCGGCTAACGTCGGTAACGGTGAAACGCTTTGCGCTTTCTATCCCTGCTTCTATAGGGGATAAGCCTATTTTGGTGTACGTTGCGCCCTGCTCTAAAATTGCTGTACTTCCTGCATTTGCTGTGCCCCCGTAGCTTTCTTTCCAGCTTTTTTTCATGCGGGAGTAACTTTCTGCATCCAGTTTTTGAGGCACGGTAACAGCTCCCGATAGCATTGCGCCATTGCGATAAAAGTTGGAGACAAAATCCATGCTGGAAATGGCGGTTCCAAACGTCTCGCGGAAAGTCTCCATTATTGAAATGCCGGAAATGCCATTCCAGGATAGCCCCGAAACGTGCAGCATGTTTTCAGCAGGGATCCGAATTTCGCGTTTGTCGTCTATTTTGTAACGGTACGTTACGTTTCCAGCATCCGTTTCGTTTATTTTGATTTTGCCCGGTTCAGGGTCCAGGATTCGGATAGATGCAGGGCGACCGTCGCCACGTCGGAGGATTTGGCCGTAAAAGTTGTTGTACATCACCAGGTGCAGCACCAGGGTTTGCATAAAATCAAACTTGGTGCATAGCTGCGAAGGCGATTTTGCGATGAGTCGGGAAATTGGATGGTTGCGAAGCTTAAAGGCACTGTCATCGGTGACTTCGTACACATCTATGGGAAGGGAGGCGATAACGCCGGAAAGGATTTGGACGGCACGCCAAAAGGCTGTAATACCCAGGATGCTTTCTTTATCGATACTTGCACCAGTTTTTGAGCGCGAAAGGCTGCCTAATGTGGCTTCGGTGAGGGATACGGACGGGTTTTCCAGGCTTTGTTTTACTGCATTTTGCACAATTTCGGCAATACGTTCCTCCTGCATGCTGTTAGTCATTGCACCTGCATACCCCCGAAACCGCTCACCAAATGCCATAAATTGCGCTTTGGCTGCAAAGTTCGGGGGTTATTTGTTACTTGAAATAACGAAAATGGCGGAAAAAACAAAGTCAGGAACGTTGCTCGCGTTCCTGACTTTCCGATAAACACTAATAAATACTATATTCGTTTACAAATATCCAAAAACTTTCGATAATTACAAAGAATTTAGCGCCTTTTTTCTCATTCCTCCGCATTTAGCCGAAACATCCCGCCACTTTGCTGAAATTTGCACTTATTGGAACGGTAGGAGCCGTAATTGCTGTATTTTGCCCCAATGCCGAGTTCTTCACGCCTTTTTTCGATTGTTTCCCATGCTTTGCCCTGGGATACGTTGTTTTCGTGGCTAAATGCGGCAATAGCGCCAAAATAGCCTTCCGGATCGTTGAGAAACCGGATTTCCTGCAAAATTTCGCTGTCTGTCATCTCTTTTATCGGTTTCATATCTACATTCGGAGAAAGCCTTCAAACCTATCCGTATTGTAAACGCTCTGTTCTTCACCTGCAATGCTGTTAAGATACCCTGCAATGCACATGCAAAGTACGACAATTCCGTCTATTTTTTCGCGGGAATGCTGCTTATCCGGCATTTTTAAGCCTGTGGAGTTGGTACGCATGGCGACGTTTCCCGCCATCCATCGGAGGATTTCTTCGTTCTGATGGTTTAGGATTCCTTTGCTGATCGCTTTTTCCAGCCAGGAAACAGGCTCGTTGAAGTTAGTAACGGTTTGCCGGAAAGGTTCCACTGGTGCGTGTTCGTTTTGCAAGCGAAGGGCAATTGCCGAAGCCTGCCAGGGATCGTAGTACATTTTCTGTACCTTAAAACGGTCAGCGTCGGCAATCATGCGGTCAACTACGTAATCTTCATCAAGCACATCCCCAGGGGTTGCCTTTAAGTTGCCCGCTGCAATCCAATCCAGGTATGGCACGCGATCGCGTTTTGAACGGATTTCGGCATTATCTTCGGGCACGAAGTACGAAGCAAAAAAGTGAAATTTGCCGTTTTCTTCCAGCGGTGGGAATAGGTGTCCAATAACAGTAATATCCCTGGTAGCTGCTAAATCGAAAGCGGAAAAGCACTCACGCCCTGCAAAGTCGGCAATATCGGCATCAGTTTGGTTAGCAGTCCAAAGTTCGTCTGGTATCCAGGTTTTCACCTGTCGTACCCACTGATTTAAATTCTTCGTCTTGAAGTTAATTTCCGCGCTTTGGCCTTCGATTAGCGCTTTGCTAAATTCGCTTTCAAGGCCTTCCCATGTGGGTGTTTGTCCGATGGAGGGGTTAGATTTTTGCCAGGTGCTTTTCTCTTTCCAGTCGTCGCCTTCATCAGCTGCAAAAACTACTCCAAAAGTGGTGTCGTCTTTGCCTTTGCCCTGCAATATGGCCTCCAAAGTCATTCGGTAACGGTGGCATGGGCCATTTATGTTGAATCCGGCCGTGGTAATAATTACCAGCATGGGTTGTGAGCGGTTCACCATCGCGGAAGCCAGGTTCCTTAGAATGCTGTCGTCTTTGGCTTCGTGAAATTCATCAATTATGGCAAAGTGAGGACGTACACCGTCCAGGGTACGGGAATCGGCTGCAAGTGGCTTAAAAAAGCTGTCGTTTGATAGGTTTTGCAGTTGTCGGGTGTTGATGGAATCGTATATCTTGCAGATGCGGGCAAAATCGCGGTCTTCGGCCGCAAGCTGTTGCGCCATGGACCGGGCGGCTCCCCAACATATTGTTGCCTGGTCGTATTTGTTGGCAGCGGAGGAGCACTCTGCGCCGGCCTCGCCATCGAAAAAGGATCCGAGCAAACCAAGCACGGCAGCAAGTTCGGATTTACCGTTTTTCTTTGCAACTTCTATGTAAGCCTTTCGGAATAGCCTTTTGCCTGTTTTCTTTACCTTCCAGCCAAACAAGCTGCATAAAATAAACTCCTGCCATCCCAAGAGCTGAAAGTTTTTGCCGTAATAATCGCCGGAAGTGTGTTTCAGCATCCGGGTTATCAAAATGGCCACTTCGGCTGCTTTACTGTCGTAGTGGTAGGCTTTTTCTTTTAATAGTTTGCCGTGCCGCTCGACTGCAAGCCGCTCCAGCTTTCCGGCATTGCGCTTTCCAGATAGAACACTGTCAATATACGCCTGTGCGCCCGGGGTCATTAACTCGCTTTCAGCTTTTCGATTTTGGCGAAGATGGATTCCTTTGCTTCAGCTGGTGCGTCGGCTGCTTTTTCGATCCAGCCCCGGTGTCTGCCACGGGTTTTGAGGGTGAAGATAATTGCCGGGATGCTGCCTTTTTCGATAGCTTTGAAAAGGGCGTGTTCAGCAAAGTCCACCAGCAATTCGGGG